CTGCAGAAGCAGCAGCACCTTCAGAGACAGGTATCGTATCTTCATACGTAAACCTAACTGTTAAGAAGTATGCTGGACTACAACGCTACAGCTTAGAAATCTTAGAGCGAAGCTCACCAGAGTTCTTTGCAGCCATGCTTGACAACATGACACGTGCTTACAACAAAGCAACCGATGCAGCAGTTATTGCAGCATTAACAGCAGGTGGCACACAAGCTACAGGAGTAGCAGCAGATTCAGCAGGAATTATTTCTTACGTATCTACACAAGCACCAGCTGCATACCTTGCAACAGGTGAGTTAGCAACACGTTACATCGCTGGTACATCACAGTGGTCACTACTATTAGGCGCAACAGATACAACTGGTCGCCCAATTTACAACGCTGCTAATCCAATGAACAATGCAGGAGCTGCACAACCAACATCACTACGTGGTAACGTATTAGGTCTAGATCTATACGTAGATCCAAACGCAGTGTCAACAACTATTGATGAGTCTGCATTTATTGTAGTTCCATCTTCAGTATCAATTTACGAGTCACCAATTCTACGACTATCTGTAAATCAGCCAGCAACAGGCGAGATCGAAACAGCACTATATGGCTACATGGCCGTTGGTGTATTAGTCGCTGGTGGAGTTCGTCGCTTCAACCTAAGCTAATAACTTAGTAATTTAATAATCCCTAGGGTTTAGTAGCCCTAGCCCTAGGGAGCTTTTTAAGAGAGGACACTATGGCCGCTGCGATGGTAACAATGGCAGAGTTACGCAGTAATTTAGGTATTGGCAGTTTATACAGTGACGCTACAGTGGAAGAATGCTGCCAATCGGCAGAAGATTTAATACAAGGTTATTTATGGCATAACGATGCCCCAGTAGTGGGCTCATCTATAAGCAATAACGTAGCAACTTTAGTATTAGCAAACCCTGGCATATTTGTTACAGGTCAATCAATAACAGTCAGTAATTGTGGTGCAACATATAACGGCACATACACATTAACCGGATCATTTCCTGGTACAACAGTACCCGCCTCAATAGGCACAATGTTTTGGAGTACATACGCATTTAGTTCATACCCTAATGGCTACAGTTTTGTTCAATACGCAAAGACAGCTGCAGACGAGAACTTCCATTTTATTAAACCATACGGCCGAGCCCTTGGCCCAGAGCATAAAGCACAAGCTTACACTGCGACCCCTGCCATCAGAGAAGCCGCGATGATCGTGGCTGTTGACATCTGGCAAGCACGTCAAGTGAGCCAGACTGGTGGGGTAGGCATGGATGGGATATCTGCATCTCCTTACAAAATGGGGTACCAACTCGTAAATCGGATCAGAGGTCTCATCCAGCCGTATTCGAGTCCTAACTCACTGGTCGGCTAATGGCTGCAATAAGCACTCTACGTGGCACGCTAGCAACAGCTTTAGCAAACGCTGGAGTATGGTCCACCTTTAGTTTTCCACCTGCAACCTTGCTCGCTAATAGCGTGGTAGTTACACCTAGCGATCCTTATATCGAGCCAAGCAATAACAGCCAGACAAGTATCGCGCCAATGGCTAATTTTAAGATTTTGATAACTACGCCTGCATTTGACAACCAAGGCAATTTACTAGGCATGGAAAACTTTATCGTGGCAGTCGTAACCAAACTAGCGGCATCAAACCTAGTTTATAACATATCAAGTGTCTCCGCTCCAGCTATAACTAACGCAGCTAGTGGAGATTTATTAACATCAGAAATAACAGTATCAATCCTAACGAGCTGGAGTTAAAATGAGCCTAACACCTGAAGATTTAGCCTTCTTAAAAAAGATAGGCCAGATCAAAGAAGCACCAACCCCTGCACCTACTAAAGAGAAAGACAAGGAGTAACAATGGCAATTTTCTTAAATAACACCGCATCGGTAACATTTAACAGCGTTGATCTTTCAGCGTATGTTACATCTGTTACAATCAACCAATCATTTGATGAACTAGAAGTAACTGCTATGGGCGATACTGCTCATAAGTTTGCTAAGGGCCTAGAGGCAAGCACTATCACTCTAGACTTCTTAAATGATAACGCTGCAGCTACAGTAATCCCAACCCTGCGTGCTGCTTATGGTACAACTGTACCTTTGGTAATCAAGCAAACTACTGGCGCAGTATCAGCGACAAACCCATCATATTCGACTACTGTATTGGTTAATAACCTACAGAACGTAAATGGTGCTGTTGGCGATATTTCATCACAAAGCATTACATTTACCTGCAACAGCGTAATCACTGTAGCAGTATCATAAGGAGAACTAATGGCAAAGCTAAAGATAACAAGGGCTAACGGAGAAGTATCTGAACATAAGATTACTCCGGGTGTCGAGTACGCTTTCGAACAGAAGTACGGCGCAGGAATCTCAAAGGTTCTACGCGATCACGAACGTCAGACTGAGATTTATTTCTTAGCGCATGAGTGTTTGCGTAGAGCCAATGTGGTTGTACCTGTATTCGGCATCGAGTTTATTGACAGTTTAGAAACTGTCGAAGTAATGGATGACGAAAAAAAATAACACAGCGTGATTCTATAACCTATGCGATAGCCAGTCTGTCGGTAGAAACGGGGATCGCGCCACAGTCTTTTATTGATATGGATTCAGAGATGCTAAAGGCAATAGTCCAGGTTTTACAAGACAGAGCTAAGGAGATTAAAAATGCCAGTAAACGTAACAGGCGTTAAGCAACTCCAAAAGGCTATGAAAGACGTGGACAAAGACCTTAATAAAGAAATGTCTAAGAATATTAAGAAGGCTATGTTAATTGTGCGTGATCGGGCGCAGGGTTATTTACCTTTACAAAATGAGGTGTTAAGCGGCTGGGGTAAAGGCACTGCATCTTTAGACACTATTAAAGATCCTAAAAGACTATTTCCACCCTATGACTATGCCTTTGCAAAAACCAAAGTGCAATATTCTGCAGGTCAAAACAAAGCAAACAATCGAGGATTTAAGGCAGCATTTTATGTTTACAACAATTCTAGATCAGGCGCAATCTTTGAGACTGCTGGCCGTATAAATAGACCTAGAGGCAATAAGTCATTAAACCCAGATGCACCTGCACAATTTAACGCAGCTGCAGAAATGCTATCTAGCATGAAAGGCCAGGGCAAGCAACGAGGCCGCGTGATCTATCGTGCATGGGATGAGACTAAAAATACAGTCATACCAACAGTCGTAAAAGCAATAGACACAGTAGCAACTAAGTTTATTAAAGATACAGAAATTAGAAAAGCAGCATAGTGCCTAATTTAATTGTCAGCGCAGTCAGCACCTTTGATAACAAAGGACTTAAAAAAGGTCAGAAGGAAATTAGTGCCTTTGACAAAACAGTCAAAACATTAGGCAAAACTTTCCTAGGAGTATTTGGCGCTCAGAAATTATTGCAATTTAGCAAAAACGCTGTTAATGCTTTTATGGCTGATGAAAAGGCCGCTAAGTCATTAGAGTTACAGCTTAAAAACACTGGCTTTGCATTCTCTGCACCATCTGTTGAATACTACATAGCAAACTTGCAAAAAACTACTGGCGTATTAGATGATGAACTAAGGCCAGCACTACAAAAATTGTTGACAGTTACAGGATCAATTACTCAAAGCCAAGATGCATTAACTACTGCGTTGGATTTAAGTGCGGCAGGTTATGGATCTGTTGAATCTATTAGCACTATTCTGGCCAAGGCATATGCTGGACAAACTACAGCATTAGGTAGACTAGGAACTGGATTAAGCAAAGCCACACTGAAAACTGGCAATATGGAATTGATTATGGCGGAACTCAATCAAAAGTTTTCCGGTCAAGCAGCAGCTAGATTAGATACTTATGCAGGTAAGATGGATTTGCTACAAGCAGGGGCAGCAAATGCTCAAGAAACTATTGGCAAAGGCTTGCTTGATGCCTTATTTTTGTTATCTAAAGACAATTCAATACAAGGTGCTATTGATGATATGGATACTTTCGCTTTAGCTATTGCAGATGCTAGTTATGGCATGGCTGTGCTGTTAAAGAAACTTGATAAGTTTACAGGATTAGACAAAGTTGAAACAAGCACTTTATTAGGATTTGCATTTCCTGCTGCTGGATTATTGGCAAAGTTGGGAGCAAGCGAAAAAAATAAATTAAAATCTAACTTTACTTATTCACTAGGCGCAAGTGCTGACAAGGATATTGCTCGGTCAAATAAAATCTTAAAAGAAAGAAATAAGTTAGCCCAAGAAGAACTAAACAAAATGAAGGCTAAGTCAGCCGTAGATGCTCTTAGAGATAAGTTTGATTTAGAGCGTATTGGTCTAACGGCTGCCCTTAATGCTGCTACAGACGAGGAAACTAAATTACGCATTAGGGCTCAATTAGCCATCCTAGACAACAATGAGGCTTTGGCTAAGAAGATACTAGCTGAGATGAACGGCACTACTGCTACAGAAGAATTAACTAAACAATTCTATGCACTTAGCGAGGCTACTAGAGCGTTGCTATTATCTTTTGGAGTTGACCCATCTCAGATAGGCCCAGGCGGTACTA